CGCTTCACGCCGTCCTTTTCCCATTCGCGAGTTTGCAAACGGCCTTCGATGTAGCACTGGCTGCCCTTACGCAAATACTCGCCGGCAATCTCTGCGACCTTGCCGAACAGCACGACCCTATGCCATTCGGTTTTCTCGTTGAGCTGTCCAGTCTGCTTGTCCTTCCACGCATCGGTTGTCGCCAGCGTGATGTTGGTCACCGCATTGCCATTGGGCATGTAGCGGGTTTCAGGGTCGCCCCCGACATTTCCGATGAGGATGACTTTATTGACTCCGCGGGCCATTAGCGGCACTCCTTCACTGAATAAACAACGGTTGGTTTCTTGCGGTATGCGGCCAGGTCTGCGCCTGGCGCGTAGTGCTCGATGGCCTTGGCGTAGTCGACCGTGCCGGAGCGCTCCGAGCGGATCACTTGCACAAGCCGGCCTTTCTGGCTCTGCTCGCCAGCCTCAGCGATGAGCGCTTTCTTTGCCGCCTCAAGCCTGGCGCAAGCCTTGTCGGCTTCTGCCTTGGCGTCGGCATACTCAGCCTCCAGTGCCGACCACGTGAGATCCTCACGAATCAGCGGAACCAGGTGGCGAGCCGATTTGTCTTCGCTGGCGACGGTCGCTAGGTATTCGTCGCGGAATTCCGCCATGGCCGGCATGTGCTGGAACAGCCAAAGCGGGTCCGCCTCTACGCGCTCCACGATGATTTCGCCGTCTCGCCAGATCACAAAGTCGCACCAGTCACGCATGGTGCAGGCCAGCTGCAGCTGAATCTGAGCGGCGTAGTGCGGCACCTCGGCAAGTGTCGTGTAGGTGGCGCGGAACGGGCACTTCACTTCGATCAGGCCGTCATGCCCAACGAGCCCGTCGGGCGACGCGGCCAGCCAGTCATGCTCAGCGTGAACATGCAGGCCGGTCGAGATGACTAGGCACTCGGCATGGTCCTCGTATGCTGCGATGGCTTCCGGCTCGTGCTCGTGGCCGAAGGCCGTGGCCTCGTTGCCAGTGAACTCCGATTCGGCGCCGTGGTACTCGCGCACCATGTCGCGCATCACATCGTCACGGCTTTTGTATTTGTCCAGGCCGATGATCGCGGCAACCCGCGACCCAGTGATTCGGCCAATGCGCTGCGCTAGCCAGTCAGCGCCCTGAAATGCGTTAAGAGAAGTCATGCGGCCACCTTCTGGCTTTCAAGGTGCGCCAGGGCACCGTCAAACTTCTCAGCCGGCAGCAGGTCGAGCGAGGGGATGCGAATGCTTGCGCACCATGCGGCCTCGTCGATATTGGAAGCGGCAATGATTTCTCGAAGCGTGGCCACTTGATCAGCGCTGATCCGTGGCTTCGCAGGCTTCTCAGGCTGTGGCGCTTGGCGCTGCTGCTGACGCGGTGCGTGGCCAACTGCGCTATTCGCGTCGTCGTCTTCCTGCGCTACCCCTGCGACCGCTGCCAGTGAGTAGCGGCGGCAGTAGGTGATTGCTGAGCCGACGCCTTGCGCGTCCTGCTTGCTGACCGGTGCGCTGATAATGCTGCTCATCCACTGGCCAGAACTGTGCATCAGGATCGTTTCGACGCTAACAATGCCAGCCTCAAAGCTTGGGCACTGCGTGACCGACAGGCCGTTAAGCGCGAATACCGGCCGCACGGTGTTGAGGATTTCGGCTAGATCCGCGTACTTGCTTTTGAAATGCAGGTTGCTGCTCGACTTGCTGGCGTTCTCAAGTTCGCCCTGAGCCTTCGCTAGCGCGGTGGCCAGCTCGTTGATCTGTTCTGACTTGTTCATGCTCATGCTCCGAAAAGGTTGTAGATCGCCGCCTCGCCAGCCAGGCCGATCAGCAGCACGCCAGCCAGCACGCCGAACCCGGTAAGGGTCAACCACGCCGCTGCGAAGCTGTGTCCTGTGGGGGTGTCGTCGTAGGGGAGGGATTGGGTGCGGTTCATGCTTAACCTCGCGCTTTGTCGGCCGCTGCGAAGGCCTTTTCCAAGATATCGGGGTACTGGTCGTTCCAGTTCTGTTTGGTGGCCTTGCTGATCATTGCTTCCAGCGCATCAAGCAGATCGGGAGCGGCGGCTATTAGGTCTGCATTGGCTCTCTGCTGAGGGCCATAGCCAGAATCTGCATCGGTAGGCCCGACAGCGGCGACTTCCTGAATCAGCCCGCGGTCGATTCGCGCCTCGACATACAGCGTCATGCTGCCTGTTACAAACCAAGGGCCAGGTGTGTGTTTGCTCATCTGATTGCTCATAGCGGAGCCCCGTTGGTGATTCGATCTGCAAGGCCGTGAGCGAGAGCCCAGCCGGTGAGTAGTGCAAGGGTCACTGCGAAGCCCCGCCACCATGCGTAGCGCAGGGATCGTTGTCTTTGGCTAGCCATCACATGGCCCTCCCGATCTCTGCGGCAGCGCGGACGATGGCGCGGCGAGTAGCGGAAAGTGGGTCGGGCAGTACGTCCTCTCCAAACACCGGGCCGTACTTGCTGAGCCAGCATGAACCTACCTCTACGATCAGTTTCAGCTTCACCGCCAGCCGCAGCGCATCGCCATCGTCGGTGAGCGGGCGCCACCAGCGGAGCGCTTCACAGTCCCATACGGCTGGGCCGTTAATGCAGTGCTCGCCTCCTGGGTGCTTAATGCCAGCCGCTTTTGCCGCCAGCTCCAACAGTTCGCGGTCATCCATCACACACCCCCCAATAGCGCCACGTAGGCGAGAGTTCCGATAAGCGATCCGGCTACGGTGATGCATAGGGCGCCGGCCAGCTCCTTGAGGACGTAGTCGGTCATGCTGCGCGCTCCTGTTCGATCTGCTCGGCCTTGCTGCGCAACTGCGCCGCGTGGTGTTCGATGAATGCCGCTTGCTGCTTGTCGATGCTCCAGACGATTTCGTTCAGGGCTTCGTCTAGCCATTCGTTCGAATAGCCAATGCGGCTGCGCAGGGCGTCCCACTTGCCGGAGCAGATGGACAGGATCAGCGCCTTGGCTAGAGCTGCCGGCACTTCGATCTTGTCTTCGCAGAATTCGGCGTAGGCCTGCATGGTTGGTTCGTGGAGGCTGTCGAGCGCGGACAGAACCTGGTCTGCCTCGGAAACGCTGTCATCCGGGCACGGCTGTTCGCGGCGCCCTGTGGGTCCGTAGTGCTTCATGGTGGATACCTCGGTTGCCCGGATGGGCGGGTGGTTATGCGTAGCGGGACGGGTATTGCAGGCGATCAAGCTCGGCGTTGGCCGAACGCAGTCGTTCCGCGGTGCTCGCAAGCTCTCGCTTCAGCGAAGCAATCTCAGCTTTCGCGATCTCGCTGCTGGCTTCAGCAATGCGGCGGTGAGCGATGTCCAGAGGCAGGTTTGGCTCAACTGAGGAGCCGCATAGCCTGGAACCGGCGTAGCAGTTCTCAGTGAGGCCTTCAACGATCTGGTCAACGACGTGTTTGATCAAAACATCCTCAACAGCAAGGCGCTCCACAAGATCAAGCTTTGCCTGGTCGCTCATGGCGTCCAGCAGGTAGTTCACGTCGATAATCACCTTGCCGTCGTTCAACTCGAATGCAACAGACATAAGCTCTCCATGCCGCGTCCTGCGCAGCGTTTCGATTGAGTGGGTGTGCCCGGATGGGCGATGGAATGAATGCCTGCTACCGATTCCCGGCAGGCGCTAGGCAGGAGTTGTCTTCCGTGACGCCGGATCGGCTCCAGCTGATGGTCATGGCGCTACCAGCACCGCGCGCCCTCGGTTATTACAGGCCCGTTAGGGTCTGGTCTGGCTGGCTCAGGGTTTATGGTGTCACCACTCCCACGCATACAGCGCAGCTAGTACGCAGATGAGGAGGAGGGTTTGGGGTAGGGTTAGCATGTGGTGCCGCGGGCCTTCGCGATGGCCGCGCGGGCCTTCTCCAGCGCCGCTAGAGTGATTGCGTTCTGGTGCGTGTAGCTCATGATTGCCATCTGTGCGGACTCCAGCGCCTCCAGCAGATCAGCTTTTACCTCTCGCTCTCGTCGTAGCTGATCGCGCATCTTTGCTATCTCCTTGTGTCTTTGGCGGCGTATGCCCAAGCGTTGTGCGCTAGGGTGCTGATCCGCATGTATTCGTCCTGAGTGATGACGCCAACCATGGCCAGTGCGCTGATGAAGCCAAGGCAGCGCGGCCCCAACACATCAACGCCTTCCCGGTCGTCGCAGTTGCGTAATTCGGTGAGCTGCCGGCCAATCTGGCGCTTGGCGAACTCGACATCTCTGTCGTTTATTTCCATCTCGATTCCCTCCTGTTCTGCATTGGGGTGCGGCCTTACCGGTAGCTAGCCGGCTCGCTGCGCGCTTACTCCACCATGAGGCGAATAAGGCCGCACTCCGATACAGCCGGGGCGATTACCCCGGCGCTATCGTTCTTTCTGGCCTCCGTTACGTGCCACGGTGGGCTGGGCTGAACTGTCAAGGAATCCTTGGTAGTTCGTTCTCCGTTGCGCGCTATGCCGTCGGCGTTTTACGTGCTCGCAGCATTGCGTCTGCCAGGGCGTATGCGTCTTTGGCTAATGCGTCGTGCTTGCCGTGTCGTGGAGCGACGATCTGCATGGCCTCTAGAGCAAACAGGTCGCGAGCTGTAAGAGCATCTCGCTCGCCTTGGCTGGCGCTACTTGCTGCGCTGTTGTGCATGTCGCCTTGCCCCGTCTCGAGCCATAAAGCGTCGACACCGCAAGCGTTAGCAATTCGTGCGCAAAACGTCGTTGAGTGGCACTTGCCGATCTCTAGGTAGGAGATCGTTGTTTGCGTCATTCCAGTAAGCTCGGCGAGCTGCGTCTGGGTGATGCCTGCAAGCTTTCTTGCAGCTTTGAGCCTGTCTTTGAATTCCATTGCTGTTCCTCCTCGTTCCCGATGCGCCCTGGTATCAAGGCGCATGAGGAATCATCTATCCGCTACGCCGTCCGGGTCATTCTCACGGTTCGGTCATCACCTCGTCAGGCTTGGCCCCTCTGCGGCCTACGCCTGATCGCCGGTCGCCTTCTGGCGTAGCGGTTTTGTTCATCCTGACTTTCTGGCGCCCCACAGGATGTGGCCGGGGCTGACCTAACCGGCTGGGCCGGGTAGTCGTTCATGGCGCAAAGTTTTAAAGAGCGTGGGCTTTTCAGGCCCTGACGCGGTGCTGCTGCGTCGATGGGTGAAATTTAGCGCCATGCTAAATCCTCGTCAACAGGTCTTGCTAAATTTTCTGCTAAATATTTAGCGCGAGGATAAAAATAGGCCGCAGCAGGTCTTACCCTGACGCAGCGAAATGAGCGCTGGTTGGCAGAAAAACGACAGGAGGTAGTTATGGCAGGGGTGACTGTGAGAGGAGGCGTCGAAGCTAAGTGGCTGGACGGCGGCCTAAAAGGAGCAGCAGGAAGCTCGGCAGAGCTCGCTAGGCTTGTCGTTCAGGTTCTGGTCGAGGATCTAGGCACGGAAGGCGCGCGCGTGTTGCTACGCGACGAATTGGCGGCCTACTTGCCTGACTATCAGGGTGCTGTTATCGATAAGAGAAGCGCCAGGAAAGAGTGACCTGGCGCGGAGTGCTCAGAACGAGCGGCCTCGTCGGTTGACGGGGCGGATGGTGGACCACCAGAAGACGAATCCAATAATCCGGATTGATGCCGCGACCTGCTCGGCCGTGTAGTGCTCGTCGGGGAACTCGGCGTCATTCTCCGACCGGAGGCGCAGTCCGCCGCCTGGAAGCCGGTAGAGGTATTTCACTCGCAACATTCCGTCGTGGTCGATGGCGTAGATTTCGCCATCATGGATCGACGTTGTGCCGCGGTCGATGCCGATCGTTGCGCCGTCGAAGATGACGCGCTCCATGCTGCGGCCTGTGACTTGCGCCGCGACTGCGTTTGCCGGGTCGACTCCGCAGGTGCGCAGGGTCGCCCTAGAAAGCCTGATGCACCGGCCGGGAATCTCCATCACGGCCGCCGATCCGCTTCCTGCTGCGAGCTCAACCTCCTTAAACAGCGGTACTTCCACTTCCTCGTCCTCCACTGGCGTTTCACCGTCCCACGAGGAGATATCCCCAAGCAGATCCAGCTCGCTATTCCGCGATATCGGCAGTGTATGGACATTGTTTAGCAGCGTGCGATTGCTTTCGTCGTGTAGCTGATCAAGCCAGCCATGCGGTAAGAGCTCCGCGACCTCGACTCTCCGCGCCATGTCGTCCCCTATGTTCCGCGTCGGCTTGTCGGACAGCATCTGACTTACATAGGAGGGAGACGTCCCCCAGAGCTCCGCGCACACGCGCTTAGACCGCCCTTTCAAGAGAGATAGCAGATTTTGTCGGCGAATCGATGAGATATCCATCCGCATAGGATTACAGCTTGGCGCTAACGATGAAATATGCACGTTGCTAAACTCCCTGTTGCACAAACTTTAGCGGCACGCTAAATTCGCTCCTGTATGAACAGGAGATTCCCAATGTCCACCCAAATCCGCGACTGGCTGCACAGCCACAACGAACAGGAGCGCGAGGCTCTCGCTTCCGCCGCCTCCACGTCCGTTGCCTACCTGTGGCAGCTGGCCGGAGGTCACCGCAAGGCATCTGCCGAGCTCGCTGCTCGCCTGCAGAAGGCCAGCAATAACGAGCTGACCCTGGCTGGCATGCGACCCGATCTCCACGACCTGCTGAATCCAAAAGACGGCAAAGAAGCCGCTTAACCAATTCGAAACCGCAGAAGGAAATTGCCATGTATGCAGACCCCAGCCATCTCCGTGACCGTGAAATAAAGCTGCGCGTGGATGACGCCACGTACAAGTTGATCGACGCACTGGCTCAGTTTCACCGCACGCAGAAGGCGGTGCTGGTACGCGATCTAGTCGAGGCCGCTCTTGAGCGCCTGGCTGCTGAGGATAGCGATGAAGTAAGCGTGGCCTGAAGGCCCACAGGAGGGCCTAGTGCCTCAAAACAATGAACTGCCAGCACAACTATACGGGGATGAGTTGGAGCGCCTGAAGCGAATAGCGGAGCGGCGCGGGGTCACCCCGGAAGAATTGCTTAGTTCCGAGATAACGCGGGGGCTAAGCGAGATGACCAGACCAAAAGTAAAACGCGGAAACGTCAAGCCATTCCGGCGCAAGCCTGAATAGGGCCTCAAGAGGGACTGAATAGTGAACAAAGCCATTCACCAGCACTTAGCAATGATCGCTGCAAAGCGCGTGTTCGCCTGTGTTCGTCCTTCTGAAAAGCAAAAAGCCCGCAGGGACTGTTTAGGTCATCTGCGGGCTTCGTTGGTTTCTCCGGCTGCAACCGGGAAAGCCGTTTCATGTACAGCTCTCTAGCGAGAAACAGTATGGACAATTCACCCACATATATCAATACGGGGCCTCGCGCACCAATAAACGTGGTTGCCATGATCGACGGTCTTCTTGATCGCTCGATTGCCTTCCAGCGGCCATTCGTTGCGCTTGGTGTAGGTGTAACCGGCGCCCTGATGCTCTCTCAGGCTATCTACTGGTCGAAGCGCACCAAGAACCCTGATCGCTGGTTCTACAAGACCCAGACCGAGTGGGAAGAGGAAACAGGAATGACCAGGCGCGAGCAGGAGACTGCCCGCAAGAAGCTCAAGGAGCTTGGCCTGATCGAAGAAGTAAAGCGCGGCATTCCTTGCCGAGTGTTTTTCAGGGTCGACCACTTCGCCCTTTATGAGCGTCTGTGCGCTCACATTGAACAATCCTGCATGGACGAAAGCCCCACACAAGATGCACCGAACAGCCATACCAGTATGGCGGAAAGCGCCAAACTGGATTGCACGAAAGCGCCAAGCAGCTCTGCACGAAACCGCCAAAGTAATACAGAGAGTACAGAGACTACTTCAGAGAGTACCTACAGAGGGACTCATGAGGATTCGTCCCCGCTTGCAGCGGAGACCCGTCAGCCTGTCGACGCTATTCCCTACGAAAAGATCCGGGAACTGTACAACCAGATTCTTGGTGGCGTGCTGCCTCGCTGCCTTGGGCTAGATGACAAGCACCGCAAGCGCATCCGGGCTGCTTACAACCTGAAGCTGGACGGCAAGTTTGTCATTCGCGAAGGCGGTATGGACTTCTGGGAAGGACTTTTTAACGACGCCCTGGAATGTCCGTTCCTGCTTGGCCAGAACGGCCGCGGCTGGATCGCTGATTTCGAGTTTATGACCTCGGCGACCAAGATCCAACGATTCATGGAAGGTAAATACGATGCACGCTGATCGCCCCCTAGTAGCTATGGAGGCCGAACACGGCGTCCTTGGTGCCCTGATGCACGAGCCCGACCTTTGCGAAGAGATCGGCGCCTTCCTTGACTCTGCTGATTTCAGCTGTGATGACAACGGGATGCTGTACGCGATGGTTCTGGCCTGCCATTCGAAGAAGGCGCGTCCCGATTCAATCACGCTGTCAGAGATTCGTCCTGAGTTGCCTAGCGGCCAGTACACCATCGTCTACGCGTCCGAGATCATGCGGAACGTGCCCAGCACCGCTAACGGCAAGCAATACGCCCGAATCGTTATCGAGCGCGCACGAGCTCGCAAGCTGTACGAAGCAGGCCAACGGCTAATGGAGCTTGCCGGACAGCGCGGAAGCATCCCAGCGCAGATCGCACAGGCTCAGGCGCTTGTTCTGGAGCTCAACGCGCACGATGAAACGCCAGACGTCGTGCTATTGAAAGATGCACTGGCTCCGGTCGTTGACGAGATGGATGCGCGGTTCAATGGCAAGACAGATATTGGCCTGAAGTTCGGCCTTCCAGACCTCGACAGCATCATCCGCGGCTTACGTCCGGGCAACCTGGCAATCATTGCCGGGCGTCCGGGAACAGGTAAGACCGTCCTTGGTGTTGGTCTCGCTGACCAAATCGCCATCCGTAACAAAGGTTCTGCCCTGATCTTCTCCCTTGAAATGGGACAAGCAGAGCTGGCAAAGCGGTCCCTAGCTGCCATGTCAGGAGTATCGCAGGATCGCATTGAGAGTGGCGAGGCCCTCAAAAGTGGCGACGACATTGCCAGCATCACGGCGGCCGTCAACATCATGTCGGGCGCAGACGTTCGTATCTGCGACAAGCCCGCGCTGACATTCGCCCGCATCTGCTCAATCGCCCGCTTCGAGCACCGTGCGAAGCCGCTGGACGTGATTGTCATCGACTACCTAGGCCTGATAGCCCCGGAGCAGAACAGTCGCTTCCAGAACCGCAACCAAGAGCTTGGCGCGATAAGCCGTGGCCTCAAGGCGCTAGCGAAGGAACTCGGTATTCCGGTTGTTGCGCTGGCTCAGTTGAACCGAGGCATCGAGTCCCGCGCCGACAGCAAGCCGAAGATGAGCGACCTACGCGACTCCGGCGAGATCGAGCAGGACGCGGACATGATCATCATGGCTCACCGCGATATGGCGAATGAGCAGGGCCAAAACGGCATAACCGAAATCGATGTTGTGAAATGCCGTCACGCAAAGCCCGGCTTCTGCCTTCTCCAGTTCCAGGGTGACTTTGCCCGCTTCGTCTCCTGCGCCCAGCAGCGTTACGACGAGGAGCCGGCCAGCGTCCGCCCAATGCGCAAGTCTGCCCGCTCTTCCTTCGGGGGTGCCGCATGACCGCTCTCCAGCAGCACGCCATCCAGCTCCTGCAGCGCCAGGGCTACCAGATACGACACACAACCGGGGCAGGCATAGGCCTATCCCGCGGCAATGACCATCGCGTCGTCTGTGCTGACGGAAGCACCCAGCGCGGCGTAGGAGCACGGAAATGAATCAGCACGAACGAGACAGCAAAGAGCTACGCCGACTGTGCGCAGAGCGTGATCGCCTGAAAGAAGCGCTGAAAGATGCGGACGCCGGGATGATTCATTTCCTTGAGCAGCGCGACCAGATGCGCGAACTACTGATGCGTCTAGTCGACCTGCAAAACAGTGGGCGCGGCCCGATCCGCAGCTATGAGTTGTGGAATGACGTTGTTAACGAGGCCCGTCCGCTGCTCGGCTTGGAGGTGCGCCATGTCTGACTACATCACCTACGAGCAGCTTGTAGAGGCACTCAGCTATGACCCTGAAACCGGTGTTTTCACTTGGCTGATAAGCCCGGCGAGGATCGTGCGCGCGGGATCTGTTGCGGGAACGAGAGCGACCACTGGGTACATCGATATTGGATTCAAGCAGAAAACATACCGTGCCCATCGCCTTGCCTGGCTCTACATGACGGGCCGGATGCCAGCTCTTGATATTGACCACATCAATGGGGTTCGGGACGACAACAGATTCGCAAATCTACGGGAGGTAGACCGTAGTACCAACATGCAAAACATTCGCCGGCCCGGAGTAAAGAACAAGTCGGGCTATCTAGGCGTGTCCGTGGATCGCTGGGATGGGAAGTGGATAGCCCAGATAACCGTAAACGGCGAGAAGGTTTTCCTAGGGCGGCATGATTCGCCAGAGCTTGCGGCAGCAGCGTACATCGAAGCAAAGCGCCGCCTACATCCTGGGTGCACGATATGAGTACGTTGATGGAAATCACCGAAGCCTTCGAGCAGGCCCGCACAGCTCCCGACGTAGCAGACCGCGCCTCTGGCCTAGAGGAAGCGGATCGTATCGGTGGCGTGGCGATGGTGCTGTCTCGCATGACTGGCGAAAGCCGGCCGGACTGCCTTGATTGTGGCGAGGACATCGACCCTCGCCGGCTACATGCCGTCAAGAACGCCGTGCGCTGCATTTCCTGCCAGGACGACCACGACAAGCGGGAGGCGCGCCGCCATGGCTGAGTTCCTCGCTTATCTGGCCGTCTGCGGGGCAACCGGGGCGGCGTCCTGCATCAAGGGGCCATGGCTTCGCGGGCTTTCTGTCGGCCTCTGCATCTTCGTCGCCTACCAGCTAGGCATGGAGGCCGCCCGTGGCTGAGCGCATCGTAATCAACAGCGCCTCCAAGCTATCCGAGGCCATCAACTGCGTCACGCGGCTGTACCGGGAGAAGAAGTTCCTGATCCTCAGCCTGCGTGAGGGCAAGGACCGGACAGTCATTCAAAACAACCTCTGGTTTTCTATGTATGAGCGCATCGCACAGATGACCAACATCGGCGACGTAGAGGATGCCCGCAGCTACTGCAAGCTCCACGTCGGCGTTCGCATCCTGCTGCGTGACTGCGCCGACTACCGGGAAACCTGGGATCGCCTTTTTCTGCACTGGAGCTACGAAGACAAGCTGGCCCTGATGGGAGCGCATCCCGTAGCCGGTCCGGAAGGGTTGGCCGTCACTCGACTGTTCAACCGCAAGCAGGGCATCGAGTACACCGATCGCATCGTGTCCGAGTTCACCGGGCGCGGCGTGTTCTTCGGGGATCTGCTCGGGGAGGCCGCAGCATGACCTGCAAGCTCTGCAACTCAGCCAACACGACTTCGCTAGGTATGCGCACCCCGCACACCTACTGCAACACCTGCGGCGCCCACGACTACGAAGGCCAGCTATTCGACCGCAAGACCTGGGACGCCTGGGTCAATGGCGATATCGAGCGGCCTGTTCGTGAGGAGCAGCTGGATATGTTCGGGGAGGCGGCATGAAGGGCCGTAGTCCATCAGCCGAGCAGAAGCGCTACCACGACCTGTTGGCTCAGCGCATCGGCTGCATCGCCTGCCAGAAAGACGGCCGATTCAACCCATCCGTGAGCATTCACCACGTCGACGGCCGCACCAAGCCCGACGCTCACTGGCTCGCCCTCCCGCTGTGCGCCGGTCATCACCAAGACGGCTACGGCGCCCATGGCCTTATTGCGGTTCACCCCTACAAGGCCCGCTTCGAGCTGGCCTATGGGAAGCAGGAAACACTAATCCGCGACTGCGCCCTGCAGTTGCTTGATATGGGCCTGACGCTGCCGGCGCGGGTCATGGAATTGATCGGACTGGAGCAGGCGGCATGAGCAAGACCGCACAGAGGAAGCGCGCCACTTACGACCAAGGCTATGAGCACGGCCGCACGAACCATCACTTCTACTGGAAGCGCCACCCGTTCATTGACCAGTACAGCCGCGGTTACAGCGCTGGGCAGCGGGATCGCCGGAGCGCGGCAAAGAAGGTCCGTGACACCAGCGGCGCCCTGTTTGGTCCTGCGCTGTTTGCCGGTCTGCTGGTAGCGGGCGCGGTTCTCATCGCAGCAGTGAGCGCTGCCGCATGAAGACCTGCCCCGTAGACGCCACCCACAAGACAACGGCCTTCAGCAGCCGGCAGACCCTGTACTGCCACGACTGCCGCAAGGAACACCCATGGCCGCTAAAGCCCGGCCAGATACCCATGATCGCAAACAACAGAGCCACAAGGAAGCCGCAATGACCATCAAACCGAAACTCGTATTTGCCGACCTGCTGTCTGTCGGCCTCAGCGCGGCGCTCGTCTTTGGCTCCGGGGCGCTGCAAGACTTCGCCTATTACGTCCTGCTGGTGTTCGTTTCGCTGGGCTGGCTGGCCTTGCTCTGCGTGGGCGTGAAGGGAGAGGCCGCCGAGACGATTCGCGACCGCGTGTGGTGGAGCGGCTATCTATCTGTGGTGCAGATATCGGCATTGATCTTCTCCGGCCACCCGGTGCTGGCCGCATTCAGCCTGGTTCTTTCGATGCTCATTGTTGCATCGGCTTTCAAGGAGCAGCAGGCATGAGCCACGAACACTACTTCATCGACGTTTCCGCCTATGACCGTGTGGACGTGTACCGGCTGATCGAGCTGGCTGGCATTACCTGCCCGGTGGCTCAGCACGTATTCAAGAAGGCATTCGCCACTGGCAAGCGCGGCCACAAGGATCTGCGTCGCGACTGGAAGGACATTGCCGATAGCGCCGCTCGCCGGCTGCAGATGATCAGCGAGGACGAGGCGACATTCGGCCAGCAGAACACCATCGACTGCCGCAGCGATGAGCAGAAGGGGTTCAACGACCCTCGCACCGTCGTCGGCCTGGACGTGTCGTTCCCGACCGAGAAGCACATGAACTTCGCGCCGGAGAATCGATGTGCCGCTTGCAACTTTCCGCTCGGAGCCCCGAAGCGCCACTGCAAACACCACTACGCGGAGGCAAGCCATGCATGAGCCACTCTGCGGCGAAGAGCTGTTTGTCAGCGGAAGGGCTGATTGCAAAGGAGCGTGCGGAGCAGCTTGCTCTCGTAATCGCGGACAAGATGCGCGCCCGGTGCAAGCCCATGGGCCTGCCGAAGTGGCGCCAGTGGGTATCGGCCGAGCTGGGGAAGATGAGCCCTCTGCTCCGGTCGATGGTGCGCGCTGCGCTGGCAGCCAAGGCGAGGGGGAGTAGATGATCATCGGAATCGACCCTGGCTGCAGCGGCGCAGTCGTCCTCATGCACAACGACTACCGCTACGTTGCGCACATCCTCATGCCAACAGTGAAGGTCGGCACCAAAAGCCGCGTGAATGGCGCTGCCATTTCCGCCTTCCTCCGCGAGCACAAGTACCGGGAGCCGACGCACGCGTATCTCGAGCAGGTCGGCGCCATGCCGGGCCAGGGCGTTTCCTCGATGTTCACCTTTGGCCATGCCGCTGGTGTGGTTGAGGGAATCCTGCAAGGAGCGTGCATCCCGTACACATTGGTCACCCCGCAATCATGGAAGAAAAGAGCGGGCCTCATTGGGGCCGACAAGGATGCCGCACGCTCCCGCGCAATCCAGCTCTACCCGGACCTCCGCATTCTCGACCTGAAAGGGAAGGGGCAAGCGGTGGCCGACGCCATTTTGATCGCCCGTTTTGGGGCTAAAGGGGAGGCAGCCTGATGGCCGCACGCAAAGCGACAGACGAGCAAATCATCGAGGCCCTAGATGGGCGAACGGTGACCGAGGCGGCCAAGCTGCTGGGTATCCATGAGCGAGTGCTTTATGCCCGCAAGGCTAAGCTGGCCCGCCAAGGGTGGAGCCCTGAGCACGACATGGTGAAGACGGTGCCGGATGGCTTTCACCTGAAAGGCACGTCGACGCTGTATGGCAAGGACGGCGAGCAGAAGCTGCAATGGGTCAAGTCCAGCATCGACCACGAGCGTCAGGCCGAGCTGATGAAGGAGGCGGTCAAGGCTCTTGCCTTGGACATCAAGCCGGCCAAGGCGCTGCCGGCACCGCTGCACACTCTTGCGCACCTGCTCAACTGCTACGTCATCACCGACTACCACCTCGGCATGAATGCCTGGGCGGAGGAGACCGGCGCAGCATGGGACATGAAGATCGCCGAGGACACGCTGGTCGGCTGGTTTGGCGCTGCCATCGCTCAGGCGCCTGACTCCCATACCGGCGTATTTGCTCAGCTTGGGGATCTGCTGCATTGGGATGGTATCCAGGCGGTCACCCCGACATCCGGCCACGTCCTCGACGCAGACACTCGGTTCCAGAAGCTGGTCCGCGTGGCAATCAGCGTCATCCGCCGCGTAACGGCCATGCTGCTGCAGAAGCACGATCGCGTCGTTCTCCTGATGGCTGAGGGCAACCACGACCTGGCATCGAGCGCCTGGCTGCGTGAACTGTTCGCGGCCCTGTACGCCGATGAGCCCCGCATTGAGGTCATCACCCGGCCAGATCCGTACTACTGCATTGAGCACGGCCGCACGTCGCTGTTCTTCCACCACGGCCACAAGAAGCGGATGGACTCGCTCGAGACGGTATTCATCGCCAAGTTCCGCGAAGTCTTCGGCCGCACAAAACACAGCTACGCGCACACCGGCCACCTGCATCACAACGTCCTGCGCGAGACGAACACCATGCAGATTGAGCAGCACCGCACCCTGGCGGCGCCAGACAGTCACGCAAGCCGAGGCGGGTGGATGAGTGGACGAGACGCCAAGGTCATCACCTACCACGCCGAGCACGGCGAAGTGGGGCGAATCATCGTGTCAGCCGACATGCTCAAGGGGGAAGCAGCATGAAGAGCGCCGAAGAGCTTTTGACCCAATGGGGCATCTGGGTATGGCAGAAGACAGGCGTACCACGGTACGTCTCCCCGATGCTGGCCATCATGCGCGACAACGTGCCGTGCACTCACGCGCCAGATGCTGCGATCACAGATGAAGAGGCAGAGACGGTATCGGCTGTAGTCGCCCGCCTACAGCAGCGCTATCCCGAGGCGTCCGATGCCGTGCACCTGTACTACTGCTACAACCGCACCATGGAGCAGATCGGCAAGCAGCTTGGTAAGTCGCGCCACCAGGTGAAGGACATGCTGAGCCGTGTGCACGGCTACGTCGAGTCGGAGTTTGATCGACGAATGGCAGCTTAATTTACATGTCGCGCCTGTTGACGTGTTAACGCCGATCTGGCAATCTGGCACAAATTGCGGTTTTACCGCTTCAGAAGAGCCCGGCCATTTAGTCGGGTTTTTTTGTGCCTCAGTTTCGGGTGCTAAAGGCCGTTTGAATGGCTCGCCACCATGCGCCCAACCCATTCGCACCGCATAACGTGCAGCGCCAAGGCAGCTAACGCGGCCTAACGTGCAATGCAGTGCAACCCTATTCCGGCCCCATGCCTGCCTCCTTGCTCATAGGCGGATCGCACGCGCATGTGAGGCCGGACTTATTCCCCACAGGTAACCACTATGGCCACAGAGCAGCAGACTCTCGCGGACATGCCGTTCTGGCTGCTCGTACTGATTTCTATGGCCGGGCTGTCCGGGGAGATGCTGCGTGCGTCTGCAGGCGAAGATCTGACCATGGGCCAGATAGCCCGGAGAGTCGTGTTGCGCTTCGGTGCGTCCGGCTTCCTTGGCATGAGTACGCTGATGCTCGCGCTGGCATTTGGTTCGGGCATCTACATGGCGGGCGGTCTAGGCATCGTGGTTGCTGTATTGGGCGCTGATGTAGCTGGTGGCCTGTATACCCAGTGGCTCGCCAAGAAGGCAGGCATTCGCGCGGAGTGATCGCTATGAATCGAGAAGAGTACGACGGCCTGACAATTCAGGTAGACGACGGCCAGCTCAAAGAACTGGCCGCTGGCATCAGCTCCAGCCTATCAGCGCTTGAACATGTTGCTGAGTTCCCGCTGCATAGCTTTCATGATCTCGGCTTTGCCTTGGCGCATGACGTCGCCATAGGTGCCGACCGCCCCGCATCCTCCGCAGGTAACAACGGAATCGTCCTTCGGGTCGGCCTCCACTTGGAGCTGTTTGCTACCGCACTTGCCGCACTTGAGCGCTACGTCTGTCATGAGAGATGTCCTTCGTTAGGTTGATGGTTGGCGCTGACAGCCTAACGAGGGCGCTGCTCTCTGCGAAGTGGCAATTAGACACTATTGGTAGCCATATGAAGCGCATCACCTGGCGAGTCGTCATCACCCTCTGCGTACTGAACCTATGCCTGATCGGCTGGGGAGTGGTTGAGGGCGTGCGGTGGGCTGGGTCGTTGGTTTCGTGTGCATGAGGATTCAGCAATGACTGACATGAAAGCCACCATGCGAGAGATAGCCGAGAGCATCCGGCAGCACGGGCCGGCGACCTATGGCTTCGCCCACATGGGCGCCCGCTGCGTCCACCACTACAAGCGAGAGCAGACAGGAGAGTCGCTAGTCATGCGTATTGAAGCAGACGACCTTAACCATGCCCGCGCGGCGCCTGTCTATTTGCGCGACATTGATGGCGTTCTGTTCGCGGTGGATTCCTCCGGCAAGGTGCTGGGCAGTCAGATCAGTGTGCGTGCTGAGTTCTCGGTTGATGAGGCGCAGACAGTCACTGTGACGCTGGCTCACCAAGGGTTCTGGAAGGGCGAGTAAATGCCGCTCCGACCAATGAAGCCATGCGCCGCACCTCAATGCCGAGCGCTGGTAAGAGGCGCCCGCTACTGTGATGCGCACAAGCATCTTGCCGATGCGTGGGCTACCAGCAAGCGAAGCGAGAAGGCCGGGTTGACTGGCAGAGCCTGGCGCCGGCTGCGTGATCAGATCATGAGGCGCGACGGCTACATCTGCCGGTGTGATGAGTGTAGGCGTACAGGCACGCTAAAAGATGCTCACGAAGTTGACCATATCGTGCCCCTCTCACAAGGGGGCACAGACGCTGCTGGCAACCTGAGAGCGATCAACCGCGACTGCCACCGGGCCAAGACCCACAAGGAGGCGCAGGCGGCGCGGCAGAGAGCCACAGCAGCAGGGGAGGGGGGAGGTCGAGAGAAATGACCTTCCGTTACGGACAC